GGGTGGTACTCTTACCCCTCACACGGCAACAGAAGTAAATAACATTGGTGTGTTTGATGGGTGTTCGTACACCGCATCTGATGGATCATATGTTTACAGTGAGTATTGGCCGTCAGGCACCGCTGCGACAGACATCATAGCATACGTCTATGACTGCCCGTACACAGTGTACAAGTGTCAGTCTGCTGGAACTACTGCCCAAACAAATATCGGTAACTGTGCTGATGTTGTGGCTGGCGCTGGTTCAACTGTAACTGGTCAATCTGGCTTTGAATTGAGTGGCACAATGGCTGCGGGTATTGCTACCTGTAAGATCATTGCTCTGCACGATACTCCAGACAACGCTTTCGGCGCGAATGCTGTCATGGAGGTGACCATTAATGAGCATCTTCTTGGTACAAACGTAGCTGGTATATAAGGAGGGTATGACAAATGGCAATGAATAGAGCGAGTTTTGCGAAAACTCTAGAGCCGGGTCTGAATACACTCTTCGGACTTGAGTATGATCGTTACCCGCCAGAGTACGAGGCAGTGTTTGAATCAAACACTTCTCAGAAGGCTTACGAAGAAGATTTGCTTCTCAGCGGATTTGGCCTAGCGCCAACAAAAACTGAAGGTGGATCAGTATCTTACGATTCGGCTGGTCAACAGTGGACTGCACGTTACCAGCACGAAACCATCGCTCTGGCGTTCTCAATCACTGAGGAAGCCGAAGAGGATGGTCAGTATGGTAGCTTGGCTTCGCGCTACACTAAGGCGCTGGCACGTTCGATGGCTTCGACCAAAGAAATCAAGGCTGCAAACGTCCTGAACAACGCACAAACCTCTGGCTATAATGGCGGTGATGGCGTTGTATTGTTGAGTGCCTCGCACCCAACACAGAACGGCAACCAGTCCAACGTGCTTTCGACAGCGGCTGACTTGTCCGAAACATCACTTGAGTCAATTCTTATCCAAATTTCGGATATGAAAGATGATCGTGGTCTTCGGATTGCAGCGCAGGGTACTCAATTGATTATCCCAACTGCGTATCAGTTTGTTGCAGAGCGTCTGCTGGAAAGCCAGCTTCGCACAGGTACTGCCGACAACGACATTAATGCGATTAAGGCTGGTGGCTATCTGCCACAAGGCTATCACATTATGCGCCGTTTGACAGACGCCGATGCGTTCTTTGTTCAGACTGACGTACCTGATGGACTGAAAATGTTCCAGCGTTCAGCCATGAAAAAAGGAATGGAAGGCGACTTTGAAACTGGCAACGTGCGCTATAAAGTGCGTGAGCGTTACAGCTTTGGCGTCACCGACTGGCGCGGCGTGTTCGGAACCGAAGGCGCAGCATAAATTACCCAACTTCTTCTCCTGTTGGTTACTGGGGCGGTCTTCGGATCGCCCCTTTTTTTATTTAAATGCATTTTATTCGTATTTAGCTATTGTATTCTGGATTGTAACCCTTATATCTATTACAACAGAAACAGAGGAGAGATCAGATGAAAAACGCATATATGAGTGAATGGGAAATCCAAGCGTTAGCCGAAGCAGCTTTGACATCTTACGAAGGCAGCGCCTCTTGGGGCCGCGCATTTGAAGCCGCTGTTGAGTTTGCCGCCGATGAATGGCAAATCAAAGCGACTAAAGCGCAGGCAGCAACTGCTGTAGCAATTGCAAAGACAGGCTGGCAGGGCATTAAGCAAAGCGTCCAGAAAGTACAATACCGACCACAGTATTAACCCAACGGGGGCCACGCGCCCCCATCCAAAACGTAACACTAACGCCGTTAGCGTTACAAAAATCCAAGGGAGATAAAATATGTCAAACGGTTTTCCATCATCAATGGCAATGCTTGATCACTTGCTTGAGGGTCACCCAATCTCGCTGATCGAAGCGATGAATATGTTTGGGGTCTGCAACCCCGCCGCAGAGCTAACAAAGCTCCGCAAGCAAGGCTGGATCATCCAGTCTCAACGGGTCAAGATGACCAAAATCATTGTTCGCATGAACAAATACATGGTGATAAAACCACCGTCCCAGCTTCCACATAAGGAATGTCTTATGATGGAATACTGGATCAGCAAATAATCAAGCAGGGGCTGTCTTCGGATGGCCCTTTCTTTTTGTTTAGACCTGTTGTATTGTGCCAGCATCCCTGACAGCCGCACAATGTGGCTGACACTTGCCACGACAGGAGATCATCATGGCTAATACGACATTCACAGGACCAGTACGCTCAGAGGGCGGGTTCCAAGTAGTTTCTAAAAATGCAACAACTGGCGCTTATACAGACATTGCAACTATCGCATCCACAGGCATTGTTACCGACAAATATGTAAAGCACGTTGGTTTTGCTACTGGCGTTACAGTAAACACCACAGCAGGTGACAGCCCGACTATTGGTGAGTTTACTCAGCCAGCAAATACAATCATCACAAACATTAAAATCTTTTGTGACACGGCTCCTGTTATTGGAACTGGTGATATTGGCTATGAAGTCGGCACATCTTCTTCGGGCGCACAAATTGTTGCGGCTATTGCAGATGAAATATTGGATGGCGGTACAACGGTTGTCGTAGGTAACGTAACTACAACAACTCTTGTTGTACAAACACAAAACGCCGCCACGGCCCCTATCTCTGCTCAGTACGCTTCAGCAGAACGAACCATCTATTGCAATGTTACTAACACAGTGGATGCGACAACAGCGGGATCGTTTACATTCATCATTGAGTACGTGCAAATTGCTTAATTAATCTGGTGGGGGGCAACCCCCACTTTACAATCTAGGAGATTAATATGGCTGATATTACAACATCAACTACGATCATCGACAACACACACGAATGTGTATTTGCATTCCAATATCAGTATGTCGATGGTGGCAACGAAAGCGCAGTGGCTAAAATAGATGTGTCTTCCCTTGCGGCAAATGCAAACGGCGAAACCTGCACAGGCGTACGCATTGTCGAGTGCCAGTGGATTTTGCATGGAATGACAGTTGAGGTATTGGCAGACGCAGATACTGATATTATTGTTTTGCATCTGGCCGAAGATCAACAGGGATACCAAACTTTTGAAAAATTTGGTGGCTTGCCCAATAGCGCGACATACGGAGCTAATGGGACTGGAGACATCAAGTTTACAACAACTGGGGCTGGAGCGGCTGGTGATGCATATCAAGTGATTATTCGCGCCGTTAAAAAATATTGATAGAGGTAGGACATGGCTCAGTCAGGAACCGTAGCGTTTCGTCCAGATGTCGAAGAGATCATTGCCGAAGCATTTGAGCGTTGTGGCATTGATCCCCAGACCCAGACAGGCGATAGGGCTGTGTCGGCAAGGCGCAGCCTAAACCTACTCTTCTCTGAGTGGGCAAACAGAGGCATAAATTACTGGGCGCTTTCCCAGAATACGCTGACGCTAGTGAACGGCCAGACAACGCCATACACACTGCCTGTTGGCACTATCGATATTCTGGATGCCGTCATCCGCGATAGCTCTGGGACAGACACGTCCGACCAAATAATTAATCGTGTGTCAATATCCGACTACAATCAATTGCCAAACAAAACATCTTCGGGAAAGCCAAGCCAGTACATGCTGGACAAGCAATATACCCCGATTTTGTACATCTGGCAAATACCTGACGTGTCAACATACAGCTTGGTGTATTGGTCAATAAATCAGCTTGAGGACGTTACAGCGTCCAATCAGGACGCCGATATTCCATATCGATGGAGCGAATGTATCTGCGCGGGGCTGGCAAGCAAGCTGTCGCTAAAATACGCGACAGAGAAGTTTTCGATCCTAAATGAAATGTACGAAAGATCGTTTAATTTTGCGGCGTCTTCTGATAATGATGGTGTAAGTTTGAGGGTTCAGCCCACTGCGCTGAATTTATATTAATGGCAAAATATGCAAGAGGAAAGAAAAGCAAAGCAATAAGCGACATAAGTGGCCTTCGGGTTCCCTACACCCAACTGAAAACTACTTGGGATGGACTGCGCGTATCGCCAGAGGACTTTGAACCAAAGCAGCCACAGCTAACGCCTGTCAAAAATGTTGTAGATGCAGTAGTGTTGAAGAACCCGCGATATGATAACGACCCAGAAAACATAATATTTTATGTCGGTTTTAGTTACGATATATTTGCCCCGCGCAATCAATTGCCTAATATCGGAATATCATCGACGGGTGGCGTGGGAATAACCATCGTGAGTATAGAGTAATGCCAAAATACGCGACAGGCAAAAAATCTTTAGCAATAAGCGACATAAGTGGTCTGCGGGTTAAATACACAGAACTCAGAACTACTTGGGATGGGCTGCGCGTATCGCCAGAAGATTATGAGCCTAAACATCCGCAATTAACTCCAAGAAAAAATGTTGTAGATGCTACCGCACTATTTAATGCACGGCCAGATAATGACCCAGAAAATATTGAGGTCTTTATTGGATTTACACAGGACTGGACAATAGACCCAAGGCTTTTACCGCCCGTTGGTGTCCCTGCATTTGCTAATGTTGGTAATGTTTACATTGAAGCCAATATAAATGAAACTGGAGTTTCTGGCACAGGCGCAATAGGCACTGAAGCACTAGAAATGTTTATTGATGAGTCTGGCGTGGCTGGTACGGGTGCTGTTGGCACTGTATCTCCCACAGGCGTTAAGGGCGTATCTGGTAGCGGCGGCACGGGCGGTGTTGGTGTTGAGGCTCTCAGCCTGTCGATTGATGAGGCTGGCGTTGCAGGCACTGGCGCTGTAGGTGCAGAGGCTCTGATTTTAACAATAGCTGAAACTGGCGTTGCAGGCGATGGTGATGTAGGTAACGAAAGCATATCAATAGATGAAAGTTTCTGGGGTTCTGGCGACTGGGGAGAAGGGACATGGGGTAACTAAATGAATTACACAACTTTGGTGGCTAACATCCAGAACTTCTTGGAAGACGATTCAACAGAACTTGTTGCATCTATCGATACAATAATCGATCAGGCAGAGGGCATGATCTTTCAACGCCTCCCAAACCTACCGTGCTATCGGCAGGCAACATCCGCAAGCCTTGTGGCAGGCACGGCAGACTACACAGTAGCGTCAGCCAGAATGATACGTCAGGTTGCGGTGACAAGCTCAAGTGTATTGTCTTATTTGGATCACAGAATTGATTCATACGTTCGTGACTATTGGCCCAACTCCACTACACAAGGCACTCCTCGCATGTACAGCACAAAGAGCGCAGGAACGGCTGGGATGGTCATTACATTGGCACCAACGCCAAACTCGACTGACACCTACCAAGTAGACTTCATCGCCCCAGAAACGGGCTTATCAAGCTCCAACGCAAATAACTGGATTGGTGATAACGCAGAAACTGTGTTACTAGCTGCGTGTCTATATGAGGCGTCAGCCTTTCTGAAGGCTCCAGAAACACTGGCGCTCTACAAGACACAATTTGACGAAGCGGTTGCTTTGTTTGTACAAGAAATGCAGCGTGACTACGCAGCAGAATATAACGGAGGCATCTAATGGCTATCACACAAGCGATGAGTACGCTGTTTAAAAAAGACGTGTTGCTTGGTGATCACCACCTCGACACAGACAGTGTCTATATTGCACTGTACACAAGTTCGGCAACCCTGTCGGCAGCGACAGACGGTTACATAACATCAAATGAAGTGGCAAACGGCGGTGGATACACCACTGGCGGCGTGGCTCTGGCAAGCAAGGCTGTAACTGAAAACAGCACCAGCGGCTGCTTTGATGCGGATGATCCTGAGTGGACAAGCGCAACATTCACGGCGCGGGGCGCATTAATTTACAACAAGACGCTGGGCGATGCTTCATCAAACGCAAGAGGAGCAATTGCTATCTTGGATTTTGGTGGCGACTTCACTGTTGCAGGCGGTACGTTTAAGATCGTATTTCCTGCCGCCACTGCATCAAACGCAATAGTAAGGATCGACTAAAATGGCTTCAACTTATGTAAACGACTTACGCCTAAACGAAATGGCGACTGGCGACCAGTCGGGATCATGGGGAACAGTCACAAATACAAACCTAGAACTGATTGCGGAAGCGTTTTCTTTTGGTACA